AGAACACGTCCTCTGAAAGGGACTTCTAGGTTTGCTACATTGGAAGCAGGAAGAGCTGCTGCCTTACATAAAAATCTAAATCTATCTCCATCAAATTCTCCACCACCATCACCTTGTATACCAAGGTCTACGCCATCTGGGAAGTTGACTTGCACCTCAAACAGATTGGGGCGAGTACCGCCTCCAATCAGTTTGGATTTAAATTGAGAAATCGTTCTCTGTGGGATTTGTGCCATTTTTTAGAATCTCCTTTTGTTATTTAGATATGATAAGTTAAACTCGACCTGCTACTTCTTCAAAGCTAACACCAGTTCTGGTGGCAACAAATGTAAGAGTAACATAGTTGATTGACTTGGCAGGCTTCAAGAAGATGTCTGCTCTGAATTCATTATTATCAACAACGTCAGGAGTGTTATTTGTCTCATCGCAAATTACTAGGAACCCATAAAGTCCTCTCTTTGCTTCCACATCTCTTAGATATGGTTCAACAATATTAACAAAGTTTGCTCTTGTGACCTGATCATTAAGTTCAAAGAGTTGTGCTTCTGCTGCTTTCTGTAATGCTTGCTCAATTGTTAGGAATAGTCTCCTTACATTGATTCTATCAAAGGCAGATGCATAACCTAAACCAGTCTTATCTCCAAAGAGCATAATACCAGTTCCAGGTTGGTTAACTATAGAGTTAATTCTTAGTGGATAGAGTTGGTCTCTTTGTGCTTTGTCTGGGTTGTAAGCAAGTTTAATTGCATTATTTAAGATTCCTCTCTGCTGTCCAGCAGGTGAGAACCAAGGATAAGAATTAACTGCAGTTCTTACCATCAATCCAGCAACATCACCATTAGTTGGGATGAATCTGAATTTGTTATTGAATCTATCATATGTGTACTTGTATCCAGTATCAAATACTGCATATGAAGAAGATGATAATGAACTAAAGAACTTAATTACATTATCAGTTTGTGTATCTGTATTAGTTACATCTACAACATCTGTTCTATGAGGTGAAATTGTTGCCATGCAATCCTTTCTTGCACCAGCAATAGAGATTAGTCTGTTTGCTTTTGCTTGTGACTGTGCTTTATCAGCAAGACCTGGACCTCCAATTAAGAAGTCTATTCCAATCTCATCTTTGTTCTTGAAGAGATTGTATGATGTAATTAGATTTCCTAGAGTTGCTGTAAATCCACCAGTAGCAGAATAATCTTTACCAGCAGTTAATGTGTAGGTGTCATTTCCAATAACATTGAAAGTAATACCCTGTGCATTTCTATTCCAACCACCAGAAGCAGCAGTAATAGGTGTATATCCAGAACTAAAGTCTGATGCTGCTTTAAATCCATCTGAACCATCAGAAGGATCGTCTCCAGCATAAACATAGTCAGAATAAAGTGCTACATAATCTTTATAGTATATCTTCTGTGGTGCATTTTCTGAGGAAACTGCATCAGTTGCCTTAGAAAGATTTAAACTCTTCTCTAAAATATTTCCTTGTATACCTGTTACATCTCCAAGGTCATCTACAACTACCACATGGATACCATCATTCTTAGATGATCTATCTTCTGCCCACTGTGTAGTAAGTGGTCTAGGAGATAAAGATTTCCAGTAAACAGTAGAGTTAGTAAGACCCAATGTTTGCTGATCATACCAGTCTTTAGCATAGTTGCCTCCAACTAGAGATATTGTAGCAACTCCTACAGCAGATGAATTTATAAAGCTAACATCATTACCTGCCAGAATAGATCTTGCTTGATCCCCTTCAGCATAAGTTATAGCAGTGGATACACCAAGAGTTGTAACCCTATTTGTTATTTTAATATCAACAGTTGTCTCTCCAATACCTGTAACAATACCCTTAAGATATCCAGTGAAGTTTGAGGTATCACCAGAACCAGCAACCACTTGATTAGTAAGTGAGACTGTTACACCTTGTCCAACTGCAACAGCAGTTGTTGTTCCTATTCCTAATGTCTGGTCTGCAAAGTTATCAATAACACATACTTTAAGATTGTTTGCCCATGTACCAGGTGTTTTAGCAGCATAACCAAATGTTTGACCTACACCAGCATAGTTTGCTACATAATCATCATAATTCTTAATTTTAAGACTTGTATTTTGAGTCTGATGGTCTCTACTACCATTAGCATTAACTAGGTCATCATCATCAGTTCTTACAACTTTAAGAACACCTCCATAAGTGAGGAATGATGATGCAGCCATCCAGTACTCATACTGAGCATCAGTTGAAATGGGTTTTCCAAATGTATTAATCAGTTGATTCTCTGTAGTAATATCAGTAGCTTCATCAATTGGTCCTATTTCAAAGGGACCAGCGATTGCTCCAATATTATCTAATACATTTTCTGCTCTCCCTACAGTCAGATCCACCTCTCTGGTTAATACACCAGGAGATAATTGTGGAGTCGCCATGTCGTCTAGCCTCGTCTCAGTTTATCTGAAAATATTTATTGTTTTTGATGTTTTCATTGGGGAAACAATCCATGAACACTACCAATCAGGATAATTCCAGTCTGTATGAGGTTGTGTTTTCTTTCTAGTTTCTACAATTCTTCTGACTGTACATATCTTACACTCATATGAATAAGCAGATGCTAGGGTTCCTCTATCTTTCCTTGTTAAATAAAACCCATCTATTAAATTTTTAGTTTCACCACATACTCTACACTTCCTATCAGAAAGTAATAGGTGTCCTAACCTTATCTGCTTATCTAATTCCAATTACCTATATTCCCACATATAAGTTCTATCACCATATTCATCAGCATTAAAATCACCTGGTGTTCCAGCCAATCTATCTAATTCTAAAGATCCATTATCCATAGTATTCCATCTATCTCCTTCTGCATCAACAAAAGTTCCCTCATCATCTAATCCATCCATAATGAAACCAAATGGGGACATATCTTGTTCTATCTGATTCTTCTGCTCTTCATACAATCTCTTTCTTACATCTTGATCAGTAAGTTCTTTGAAATAATCCTGTGCTACTAACCATGCATAGATGACAAGACACATAGCAAGATCATCATTACATCCTTCTTCTGCCTCAAATGAGTTGTGCTTTTGAATGAATGTAGTCAGTTCACTCAATATCTCATAATCATTAAAGATTAGTTTATCTTCTTCTACTAGTGTCTTTAAGTTAAGAGAACCAACCTTCTTAACTGTTTTAGACATCTTGACACCAAGTTGTGTCTTCTTACCAGAGAATCCTTGACCTACAACTTGACCTGCTCTACCCCTCATAGAACACATAAGTAAATTCTCATACTCCAAATCATAGTTGATAATAGATGCAACCTGATCTCCTACATCATTTACCTCACACAAAATGAATGCATTATTATAACTCTTTGCTACTTCCCATATAACATTAGGGAATAGCATAGGTTTAATTTCATTGTTTCTATATTTTGCTATTACCTTATGAGGGAACTCTGTAATATCAAAAACCACAAAAGCAGAATAGTCACCACCAACTCCTCTTGCTACATCAACACTTATTACATAATCATGATTCTCTATAACATTTTCATATACATCTAATCCAGCACTTCTCTTCTTTGGATTTTCATATACCAATGCTCTAAGTTTACTAGGAGCAATCAAAGTATCTACAGATCCTAAGAACTCGCATTCAAACTCAACCTTAAACTGTGCCTCTGAAGTGTTGGCAATGGTAGATTTCTTCCACTTCTCATCCCTACCAGGCACTTCACTCCAATGAACATCAGTAGGAATATATTCATTCTTAGCCCTCTCAGCATCATGCCACAACCTATAGAAGTGGTTCATACCATGAGGCGTAGAGACTATAATAACTTTAGTGCTCTTACCTGAGGTAATAGTAGGATAAACTGAACTGAAGAATGAGTCAGCAATATGGTTAGGAACAAAAGCAAATTCATCCAAGAATAGGATGTTAAATGACATACCCCTAACAGCAGATGCTGATGTAGAAGCAGCAAGAATCTTAGATCCATTCTCTAGTTCTAGACTTCCCCTATTCCATGCTATGATACCCTGTTGCATCCACTTAGGTAAATTCTCATAAGCAGTTTGCAATCTACCTAGCAGTTCTCTAGCAGTGGCTGCTTTGTTAGCTAGTATACCTACATTAACACTATCATTAAAAACAACATAATGTAGAAGATAAGCAACACAAGTTGTAGACTTACCTGTCTGTCTAGGCATCTTACAGATATTGAATCTGTTCTCATGGAAGTTCTTAATTAACTTCTTTTGGAAATGGTAAGGTTTAAATGGTGTCAGACCTTCATCAAGACTTACAATCTTGACATACTTCTCTGCAAAATAAATGGGATCATTTCTACATGCATAAAATTCAAGTATTTGTTCTTGAGTAAACTCTTGAGCAACATTTGCTCTCTTCAGATTGGGATTACCCAAATAGATGTTGTCTGACATAATAAACCTCCTACATCATTTCGTATTTGCCAAATTTTTTATCATGTTCTATAGTTTTCCTTTGCAGTTCTAGTATTTTTTCTAAATTTTCTACTTTTTTTACTAATTCTTTAGTACGTTGATCCTCCGATTTGGAGGAGTGGTTCTCCTTGTTCATGTTTTGAAACTTGGTAATTCCAGAGTTTTGCACCAGGATACACTTTTACCACTTGATCCTGAACTTCTCTGCGTGATGGTTTTTTGATTGAAGGGAAAAACATTTTTATCATGTAATTTTTGCCTCTCCAAGCCAAATAAACGTCAATTACATTTCCTACTCCTGCTCGTAACTTAGTAGCCTCTTGAAAGGAAATCATTATGATGGTACATCATTTACTTTAATATTTATTACTTTTTATACTTGTAGTGCTGTGAATATGACTTTGAAAGTAGTAGAACTAGAAGATGAAGGATAACCTAACAACCTTAAAGCACCACTATTAATATCTGTAGAGAAGGTTGCTATACCTGTTGGTTGGTTAAGAGTTCCAAATTCATTCATGTATGTATTAGTACCATCATGAATAACATTAATGGTTGTCATATTATAATTAGATCCCTGCACTGCTTGTATCTGGTAACTAGCAGATCTATAAGTAGATGCACTAATAGACATCACAGTTGCTTGTCCTGTAGCAGAAGTAGTCAATATACCAGACTGAATATCACCAGCAATCAATTCTAGATTAGTAGCAGATACTGGTTCAAAGGTAAACTCTTCTTCTGTTGCATTGTATCTTAAGAATCTACCATCTCCTAGATTAGAATCATCTACATCATCTAGTCCAGTAAGAGTGCTACTTCCTAGTGATGTACTTGCTATACCAACCCATTTGGATGTAGCAGACTGATATATTAATAAATCATTGTTGGTGGCATCAAAAGTTACATCATCAAGGTCTTTGATGAATCCTGCACCACCTCCACCAATGGTGTATAACTGTTGCTCTACTCTGTTAACAAAGAGTCTGTAATTTGCTGCTAAGTCTTGTAGAGTAGCAAACTTTTGATCTGTAGGAGTAAGAGGATCATCTCCTTGCTTCTCAGCAGGATCAGGAGCTATAGGACGATTATTAACTATCTCCTCTTTTAATACTTCTTGCTTACCTTTTATACTCTCAACAATTTTATAAAGTTCTGCAATATTGACAGTATGAGTTTCTGCTTTATCACTTAACTTCTTAATATCCTTATCATAGTATTTTACTTCTGGAAGATTAGCAACTTCTTCTTTCAGACCATTAAAGTAGTTTTTAATTTCTTTATTAGAATCA